TTGACTTCTGGTGTCTTTGTATTCTTTCATGCGCAACTGCGTTGCTGCATTATTCAACGCCTCCGCTGCATAGTGTAATACATGTTCATGGTGTCCTGCAGAACCGTGCTTTTCAATTGTGGCATCAATTGTTGCCTGGTTCTCACGTTGAGTTGCGGCTTTTTGTACTTGGACTTGCTGTTGCTTTTGCGTTGCCCGTTCTTTAGCAGCAAACTGTTGTTGTCTAATTTTACGTAGGTCTGCCATGATTACTTCAATCGCTTATTAAATTCGCTTGCTCTACTCTGCTTAAACTTCATTTCAGCATCAATGTCTTTCAAACGGTCTTCGGTCGAGGAGGACGCTGCTTTTGATGACTTTGATTTAGGAAACTTTGGCTTAGTTAATAGTTTTCTATTGTTTCCACGAGCGGGTGGTTGAGGACGCTGCTTGGCTGCTTTGAGTCTTTCTTCTCGGTCAGTGATTTGACGTGAAGAATCTCTGCTTGCTTTATAGGCAGCTAGTTTGCGCTCATCTGCTGCCTGAGCTTCTTGCTTTCCAATCATAAGTTCACGGTTGCGGTACCCCAAACTCTTTTTAGCTCGTGGGTGGAATGGAGCGGCTGCTTCTGCCTGTTCTTTTGATGAAATACTATAACCAGCTGTAGGGGACTTTGGCGTTTCTGGCTTTGGGGCTTCTGGTGTTTGCGCAGCTGACGCCATTTCACGAATAGCTCGCTTGTTTGTACTACGCTTACGCTCCGCCATTAGACAGCGCCTCCACGTCCTCCACGACCTTCACTACGCTTAGGGGGAAGCTGAGTGGGGCCTGTTATCTTCTTTGTTCCGCCACCTTCACCAAACCTCGGTGTTTTACCTATTTTGTTAGCATCAGAACTAAAACGAGTGTCAATACGACGACCGCTGCCACGGCGCTTTGGGTTTACTTCAGCGTCTGCTGTTGGTCCCAATTTTCCTTTACCTCTAGGTGTTCCACGGCCTGCTTCTAGCTTTTTAACACCAACGTGCTCTGTTCCACCCGCTTCTTTAGCACGAGCTAGGAACTCATCATCAATAGCTTCGCCTGGAATGTTGCCTCTGCCAAACTTTACTTCTTTATACGGCTTGGTTACACCTGTAACACCTTTACGACCCTGACGGGGGAGACTGTATGCGTGCTGAACCATCGAATCTACGTGGGCTTCGTTAGGCATTTCAGCGTGGAGATTGTGCTGTGCCAACTTTCTGGCAACTCCTGAGTTTTTTAGCGTCTTGTGAACTTCCCGCAATGAAGCTGCCATGTCTTGCAGATGTCCATGTGTCACGTCTCTGTCCATGGTGTTTGTTCCTAGGCGTCCCTCGTCGTGCGCTAAACGGTGGCTTCGCCCTGCAGAATCAAGCTTTGCAGTTGCATAATCTAGAGCATCGTGGTCTGAGTCAGACAAACTACGTACGCTTCTGGCGTTGTTAATAATGGTTGAATAGGCAGTGTGTAGGTACGACAGATTGCTTGCCACTGCCTTGGTAGGCATCGTAGCTTTGGAAGAACCACGCTGCATTTTCTGAGGACGAACCTCACGTGTCCTGCTTGGAGTGGGGGTTTCACGCTCAACTACAGTCTCTTCCGATTGAATAGACCCACCCGTCTCCATCTGTTCTTTGGCCTTAAATACGCCAGTAGACTTTGCCCTGTTGCGTTCTAGGGGCATAACATCAGGCTCAGGTCCCCTTGAAGGAGGGATAATTCCTAGGTCACGGCCTTCACCACTACCAGCATCAAAATGTTCTTTAGACATTTATATCCTTATATCTCTTGCAATCCGTTACGGGAAGCACCTGAGTAACTTCCCACACCGCCTGAATACCACGAAACCCTTGGCTCCGTGTAAACTCTGTCGATACTGACTACATCGTCAATTTCGGGCTGACGTCTGTCTCCATATCCAAAACGGTCTGGAAACAATCGAATCTGTGGCAAAGGTGGGCGAACTAACTGCTGTAGTTGCGCTCCTGGAATAGTGGCAACTGCCAGGGCCTGCTGAGTTAATCTTTGCTCATTGGTGGCCCATGGACCTGTATATGTCCATTTTGGCTTTACTACATCTGATGGAATACCGCTACGCCACGGCTTTGTGTGGTCGTAGACTCCATCAATCTGTTGTCCTGCTGGAACGTTATAGCCTGACATACTACTTCCACACTGGCCTTAAATAACCCATGGCATCTGCTCTGCGAACGTTTATCTCGCCTGGAGCATCGTGGCGCATGTTTGCTTTTCCGTCATTTACAAGATGTGGGGCTGGGGTTAACGATGTTTTTGGAGCAGAACGGGGAACCCTGTACACTCCAGCACTGCTGTCGTATTTTGCCCTCATCTGTCGTTTAATACCAGAATCAGCATTAAACTCTGAGGTCCAGAAGTACATGCTTGGCTCAATACGCTCACCTTTGTGAACACCTCGCTGATATGCCTTCTGATTAACTTTTGACTTGATGCTATCCAACAGGCGGTCATCACGACGGCTGCGGATAGTGCCGAGGTACCCATCTGGATATTCGGCGGACGGTACCCTACCTGTTCCAATGCGGATAGCATCAAGGTCTGAACGTGCAATGGGCATTCCCTGCCCACCCTGATTGTTATACCCATAAAATCCTCCGCCACCCAGAGACTGCCAGTTCTGGTTGGGAGCAAATGAGTTGTAATCTCCAGGCATTTAGTCTCCTAGAGGTTTCGCAGGGTTGGTGGTGGGAGTGCTCATGCGAGCGCCGTAAACACTTGTAGAAGTAGCTTGGCTGTATGAGGCGGGCTTGCCTCCAGCTAGCTCTTTAGTTGTAAAAATAAACTGGGTGGAACCCATGGTTCCCTCGGAATGCCCAGGTCCAGCGGATGCGGCAGAAGGGGCAGCTTGATACTGGTTTTGGTCAAATCCAGAAAAATCTGCCTTTGCTTTTACGCCAGCACGTAGCTGAGCGTACGAAGCACTGCCGTTAGCGTTCAATGTAACTCCTAGTACATTGAGTCGGACATACCACCCTGGAAGTTAGGGTTCTGACGACCCTGAACTGAGGGAACAATGCGAGCATTTGCCATCGTTGGACCTGCGTTAGGGTCAACGGTTGGGGTGTACGGCACAGAAACTCTGTAGCTAGCACCCATGCGCTCGCTGTAGGCCGCGTTCTTGCGGTTGGCCTTGTTCATAATGGTGGGGTCTTGGGACTGCGTGTTCTTCTTCGGATACATTCCGTGCATAGAAGGTGCCGCCTTTCCTGTGTAATCGTCTGCGTCTTGGCTAGGAGACATTGAGTTTTCAATGTATTCGTCTGAACCCATTGGCTCATCGCCTACAGAAGCTCTTGGGCTGTTTTGCTGCTTGGCGGTTTCGTACTGCTCATCAGCAGTGTCATGCATTCTGCCCGAAGTTGGGCCTGCAGACTCAAGGTGACTTGAAGGGGCACCAACACGACGGCGCATGGCGTGACCCATGTCAGTCCATTTAGCCATTAATAGACTCCTTAGAATATTCTGTAATACCAGAATACGGAAGAATTAGCTTGCTGTAACGGTAAAAATGATGGCACTTATCTCGCCATCCCTGGACTCAATGGTTGTAAATCCTGGTTTGCAGGTGAGGTCTAGACCACGGGGGGCGGAGTACCCTCTTGCAATTGCAATTGCTTTAACTGCCTGATTAACTGCACCTGCGCCTACAGCTCGCAACTTGACTGTTCTACTGTCGTATACTGCGTGTGCAATGGCGGATGCTACTGATTGTGGGTTGGAGCCCGCCGAGACTCGTAGAAACGGCTCTTCTGTTACTCCTGTTGCGTTTTCAATTTCACTCAATTTATGTACCTTCGTTGTCGATATTATGCGCCATCCTCGACAACTATGGTGACAGAAAACCTACTCTGAATCTCGGTAATCTCCATTGAGTATCTTTTCGAGCACTTCTTGCTCAGTTTGGTTGATGTAATACCCTGTAGCCATACGTCCAAGGGTGTAGGCGTCGGCAGCGTTGTCGTCATTAAACTCAACTCCCCAACGCTTGTAAATCTGCAAAAGTACCTCTTGTTTTTTAGAGTTGCCTTTGCCTGTAGCAAACTTCTTGAGTGACATAGGCGCAACCTGTAATGGAACACGGGGTTTACTACCTGGGGGTAAGTAATCCCAAAGAGTCAGTTTAACTAGGCCCGCTAGCTCTCCTAGGGGCAACGAAGATGGACTAGCGAGAACTCCTCGTTCCATGGCAGCATCATGAATGGTGTGGTCGCTATCTCTTAAAAATGACAGCCTAGAATGCATCCACAGACGTATGTCTGAGAGGCGCTGTACGCCTCTGTGAGGGGATTTGTATACCCAAGTAATATGATTAAATGGGTCTGAAGTATCAACGGCACTGAAAGCGAATCCTGTGAGGGACTGGTCAATCCCCAAAGAAACAACTGCTCCTGTGGAAAGTCCGCCTCCGAATCGCTTTTCAGTCATGCAGACTCATTTCTGGCAGCTCAGTCATCTCGTTTAAATCAGTTACTGGTACGGCGTAGTTATCAACACCATATGGAGCTAAGTAGTTGGAAGCTGTGCAATCAGCGCCTAGTTTCCATCCAATAGCACGAAATGGTGGGGACTTATACCCGTCATTAGGATTACGTCTGGTTTTTTCTTCAGGTCCTCCGACCATCAAAATGTAAATTTCATTTGGGTCATCTACTCCCTTTTTAAATCTAAGAGAATATTTAGGACTGGTAGCCTTTGTAAAACAGTATCTGACTTCATACCCAGGGATGTCTAACTTGTTTTTAAACGTGTTTACATGTGGAACAAAGTCTTCTAAACCAAACATTCGAGCGGCAGCCAATTCTGCTGCGGCAGCTATCATGTGCTGCCACGCTTCCCAGATGTCTCCTTCTGAATAGTTGCGGTTGCGCTCAGGTTGACCCAGCATAGGCAGCTGTCTCTCCCAGCCAACCCGTGCTGCAATCGCCTCCTCAGCTGGAGTTAAAGAGTATGCCCACCTATAAGACATTGTTATGCCGCTACTGTTTCCTTTTGAGCAGGCTTTGAGTGAGCTTCCTCGCCGTGTACAATCTTTATGAGGTTCTGTAGATAACCGTGGCGGAACCCGCTCCAGTGCTCTTTACCAGCCATTACAACTGGGGCTGAAGCATAGCCGAGGTCTTGCTTTACATACTCCATTGCCTTTTCATCCGTAGAAAGGTCTACGATGTTATAGCGAATGTTTCCCTTGTTGAGAACCTTCTTGGTCATTTCGCATTGTGGGCAAGATGGGGTGGTGTAAACAGTAACCTGCATGAGGGGTCTCCTAGGGATTGAAATGGGAAAATGAGACTCCATTATAGGGACCATTCTTTTCTAGTTGACCTCAAATCATTGCTTCTTCTAGTTAATTCTCTGGATACCAGTGCTAAATCTCTCTCATAGTTGTGGAGAGTCATTTCAACGAGCTTTCTGTAGGCATATCGGTTCTCATATTCTTGAGAAAGGTCTAAAACATCTGGGTCAATTGCTATCTGAGCCTTTACCAGAGTTACTCTCTCGCCCTTAAGTCCTGAGCCTAGCTTCTGTACTAATAGCGTGTTTTCTTTTAGAGAAAGTCTCCGCTGGGCTTCTCTCTCGGCTATCTGGGCATGAGCAACTTCCGATGCTGCGTAATCTGCCCATGCGGTGAGCTGAGTAAACTTCTCGCCCAGTTGTTCACTATTTAACAGTGTTATATCGTTTGGCAGTTCAACATTGTCAAAGTCTGGTCTCTTGGACTTCCAGATAGAGCCTGCCGTGGTGTTAATCTCTGTTGTCATTACTCGTCATACCCCTCACACTGAGGACAGGTGCCACCCAAATTGTTATTGCATCGAGGAACTTCGTTGTTGTTTACTGCATCTACTACTTTTTTAGCTCCATCAAATACATGGCGAACAAGCTCATAGTCAGGTTTGATAGCAAACTCTTTATAGTCTTGGTCTGCTTTCAGCTCGTATAAGAACACAATCTCATTAACGTTGTGCCCCATTCTCTTCATCAACTCTAAATAGACCTGACCCTGCAGTAAGTGCGAGTTAAATGGACGACGAACGTTCTTCCAAGCAGCCATGAAATCAGGCGAATCACGGAAAAGGTCAGGATTTTCGTTACGAATGGTTCCTGGCCCAATTGATTTAATCTCAATCAAGCAGTCGTTACCAATGCCTTTAATCCAACCGTCTGTGTGCCCTGCAATACGCAACTCATCATCTACCAAAGTTACTTCGGCATACACAAGGTTTCGGCTCTGACAAATCTCGCAGATGTCAGGGCTGGTTCCCCACGTCAGCTTGCCACAGGCTTGACACTTAAACTGGCCGTGCAGCACACCCATCTCATAAAACCAATTCTGCCACTTGGCGTGAATTGCGTGTCCTTCGTCAAAGATTGATTGAAGGCGTAAGTTTGGTCGAGTCTGAATCTTGGTGTGGCCTTTTAACAAAAAGTATGAGGCTCGTCTGCACCAGTCTCTCTTAATTATCTCAGAGGGATGTAGAACGTCTGTTCTACGTTCTCCTAGTGGCCGTGACAGCAAATGACGCTCAACGTCTCCTACTAGTCTTCGGTTGGTTTTCTTAGCGTCTAAGAACTTTTGCAAGTCCGTCTTCGTTACTGCCAACTGGTTCCTCCTCGTTCTTGGTATACGTATTCTTTAAGAGTTAGTTTTCCTTGGTACTTCTTCTGCCATTTTCTAATGAAAGCATTCCGTTCCCGATGAGACATGCCGCCCCAGATGCCATGTTGCTCATCTGTAACGATGGCATCCCAAAAACATTCAGCACGAACTGGACAGGGAGAGGTGCCCTTAGCACCATTACAGTACTCTTTTGCTTTTGCAGCAATTTCGCTGTACCGTTCTTTATCCCTAGGGGGATAGAAAATCTCTGTATCAGCACCTTGGCACCTTGCCCGTTCTCTCCAAGAATGGTCTAATCTTTCTTCATTTATCATATGCCTTGTGCACTAACTCCATTAGGTCGGTTTCTAGAAGAATCACGTAATTCTCCCCATCCAAATGAAGTCCGAACACTGGCACTCTGCCGTCTAAGATAGCTTCAGTTGTTATCTTCTTTAGCTCTGTCGATTGAATGGTCTTGGATTTTTTTCCAGTCCACTTATGCTCAACCAACAACTCTTCAGAACGCACATCTCCCTTACGTGACCAAAATGCCCCTGATGCTGCAGTACGGGAGCCGCCTATCACCTTTGATAGACGGTTCTCGTGCTTTCGAGAGTGCTTCTGTCCTTCAGATTTCACTAAAGATACTTCTCCACAATCTCAATTGCTTCCCTCAGAGCAGTTGGTCCTGCTTCTGACGGCTTTGCCCAAAGAGTAAGTGACTCATACTTTTTGTCTAAGTCATACTTAATCATTAGGCAAGCTTCTCTCTGACCCTCCAGTCGCAACTCATTGCGCTGTGACTCAAGGTACTCCTCGTACAGAGTTTCTTCCTGCTCTGTGTACAAGTCCTTCATGTGCCCCATAGTTACCCTCCTATTGGTGTGTTTGATACTTCTAATACTCTAGCACGTAGCTCTGACACTAAGTCGACCTCTTCACGCAAAGAAGCAACAAAGGCTTCCTGTCCTTGCCACTTTCTCTCTCCGTGGTAAATCCAGCCACCTCTGCGGTCTACAACTTCTTTGACGATTGCCATTGCAGCAACCTCCTTAGCAAAGTCATAGTCACCTGCTGAATAAATGCCGCTGTCTTGGAAGTAAAAATCCACGTATGCAATGCGCTGTGGAGGTGCTGTCTTGTTTTTAATAGTGCGAATTTTTATACGCTGACCTACACGCACTTTGTTTACGCCTGTGCCCTCTTCAATCCACTCGTCACGGCGAACCTCTGAGCGAGTAAAGAATGCGTAGTTCTTGCCCTCGCCACCAGGGGTAGTGCGTGGGTCTCCGTGCATTACACCAATCTTCATGCGGTACTGGTTAATTACAATGCCTAGAACAGGACGCTCGTCTTCGGTAAGAGACCGCTTCATGGCAGCTCCAGCCTTGCGGAAGAACTTGTTGGTAAGCAGTGCTCCACGACCAACAGTCATTTCATCCATGTTCTTCTCACTCTCTGGAGAAGGAACAAGTGCTGGTAGCGAGTCGATGACGATTGCGTCTACAGCCTTGGACTCTGCGAATGCGATGACTGCGTCATACGCTTCTTCCATAATGTTGGTCTCAACAACTATTATACGGTCAGTATCTACGCCACACATCTCTGCGTATTCTGGAACCCACTGCTCAGCAGCGACCCAGACCGTAGTGAACTCTGGGTTTTCTGCTTGGTTGGCTGCGATGCACTTCAGTGCAATAGCAGTCTTTCCGTGAGATGGTTCTCCAATAAGTTCGTTCCACTGGTTTCCTGGGAATCCTCCGCCTAGTACATAGTCGAAAGTAGTAGACCCTGTGGTCATTCTTGGGGTTAGGTCAGAAGTAATGTCACTTCCGATTACAACGGTGCTTGCTCCAAACCGCTTGTTTAGCTCGGCAATTACTCTCTGAGCATCAGGGTTTAGGGACATTTTCATAGCCTCCATAGACTAGTGCCTCCAGTCTTCTCTTTATGTCTGGTGTTGTTAGTAAGTCTAGCTCAATAAGGGTTAAAATACGGTGACGCTCCTGACGGCGACCTTCTGCAATCCATGCATCGGCAATCTTTTCTTGATTATCGTCAGGTTCGAATACGTAATCTAAATCAGGAAGCCTGCTCATCAGCCTTTTTTATCACCATAATTGCGTCATACATACCCTTCTTTTTTAGAAGGTCCATAATTCGCTTGTGCTCTTCAATCTTTCCTGCATTCCTGCCACGCTCGGCAGCAAACGTGTGGTATTCCACGGCTGTTTCTAGTGGAATGGTTTTAAACATTGTGTTATCCATCTATCCTCCCAATCACTTCTTGTGGATTGTAGTTGTTTCTAGTGTCGTTGCCTTGTGCAGACTTAGTGTCTCCCTCAACATTAGCACCCGCTAATGCTCCATAACGACTTCCAGATTGCTCCATTGGGTAGCCGCACTCATAGCACCGTGGTCTAGAGCCTTGAATACCAAAATAATTGGCTGAACCACAATCGGGACAGGAGTCTGTGAGCTTTGCACTCTGGGCCTTAGCAGCGGGGTCATTAGTAGCGGTTGGTTGCTCAAACCTAGTCATCGGCTGTTGCGACGGTGGGGCTGAGGGTATTTCTCGTGGAGTGTTAGAGTTGTTGGCGAGCTTTTTTGCCCACCAGTCTTCGCTATATCCCATTCTTTTTCCTCATCTTTGGAACTTCAAGGAGGCCCATATCTACTAGTTGCGAGATACTTCCAACCAGCGCAGCTACTGATACTTGCTCCATTAGTTTTCTTGATTCAATCCAAACTTCTTCGGGGATGTTTGGCATCTCTCCTAGGCTTGGAAGGGCTTGACGCTGAAAGGACGTGGCTCCCTCAGACAATGCGTGGGCGTGAGCATAAATTAGAGGAAATAGATAAGAGATAGCGTCTACTCGCTTTTCGCTCTCTTCTTCCTCTTTTTCAGCCACCTCTTCACTGGTAATAGCACACCCTAGAATAACGCTAATTTCGTGGGCATTGTTTATCTGCGAGTCGAGAATAAACCCACGTAGTCTGGAAGTAATCTCAGTCAGAGTAAGGTCAGGATTTTTCCGTCTACGATTCCAAAACACTATTTAGCTTCTCCCCACTTGTCGACAACATGGATGTCAGCAACTAGGGGCACAATCATCTGTTGGAGTTTGATATCTTCCATAGAAGTTCTAATAGCAGTTACCACGTCTTCCACCCTGTCTTCTGGTGTTACAGTTACCAGCTCGTCATGAACTGTGAGGATTAGATTAACACTAGGTTCGCTAATAAAGCAGGAATGGGCACGCACTAATGCCAACTTCATTATGTCTGCTGCAGAACCCTGAATAACTGTGTTGAAAGCTTGACGCTCTGCTCTAGCTAGTAAGGAATATTCCTTACTCTTTAGCTCAGGGATATAACGTCGCCTACCAAAAATGGTTGATGCAAACGGCATTGGTCGCTGCTCTTTAGCACGGCGAATAACTGCTGCTTTATACTTTTTAATTGATGAAAACTTTGCTTCAAATCGATTCATCAAGTCTTGGGCCTCTTTTATTGAACAGCCAATAGAAGACGCAATCTTGTCGGGGCCAACTCCGTACGAAATTGCTAGAACTAGCATCTTTCCTACCTTGCGGTCTACTCCCATTGTGTCACCAATCGTGGTGTAGATATCTCCGCCAGTTAAATAGTTATTTACCAATCGCTCGTCTCTAGAAAAAGCAGCAATAATTCGGGGCTCAATCTGCGAATAGTCAGCAACAACAAGCTTGTGCCCTGGGGGTGCAATAAACAAGTTGCGAACTAGCTTGCCGTAATCTCCTGAAGAGGGGATGTTCTGCAAGTTTGGTTCACTAGAACTAAACCTTCCAGTGTCAGCACCGTGAGCGTTGAACTTGGTATGCACCCTGCCGTTGATTAACAGGCTGTCTTTTTCTACTTGTCGCTCTTTGCCGTTGGTGGTTCTAGTTATAGTTCCCCCTGTGTACGGGGTCACATACGTTGTAAGGAGTTTATTTAAATCCTGATATTCCAAAAGAGCGTCAACCAAAGTGTCTTTGCCCCTGAACGGCTCTAAAGCATCTGAGCTAACAGAATAGGAGCTGTAGTCAACGTCCTTACCTGCTTTCACCAACTCTTTGCCTTTAGGGGTTAAGGAGTTTCTAAACTTAATGTTTGGTTTAAGGCGAGGCTTGTCTCCTCCAAAAAGTAAAAGCTGTTTAGTGGGAACAGAGTTAATCGAAAAAGCTTCGCCAGCTTCTTTGAACGCTTTTGCTTTTGCCTTTTCTAAGTCTTCCGTTATCTGCTCTGATAGAAACTGTAGCTGTTCTTCATCGATAGGAGCGCCAGTAAGCTCCATGTCACAAAGCGCACCGAGAACATCCATCTCCAGTCTCCAAACCTTTTGGAGGTTATCATCAAGCTTAGAGTTTAAAACTTTGTATAACTTCCAAGTTACTTCGGCATCAATTGCGGAGTACTTAGCAACATCGTCAAAAGAGTGCTGAGAGATATCCTCTCCTACTCCCTTTTCAATCTCGATGCTCAGCTCTCGCTTCACGGACTCTTTGAGGCTAAGCATGTTGCGGTTCAGGTTATTAACAATGATTCCAGCCATCAAAGTGTCAAAATAAGGCTTTGTAGGTACTTGTCCTCTGTAGTACTTTGCAACAGACTTCAGGTCAAACTTAACGTTGTGACCAATCTTTAGTTGCTTCCCAAACATGAGGGGACGAATAGCAGAGAAAACTGTAGCGGGCAGTAGCTGAGTGGGAGGGTCACTAAACTGAGGAACCCAACGCTCTTTGTTCTTTGAAAAGTGGGTGTCTGTTAGGGGCTTGCCCTTGTCGATGCGCTCTTTGCCTGCTTTTAATAGTGGTTTAGTATAAAACTCAAAGTCACCGTTTGGGTGGCCCATAGGAATAACATCTACTCTGCCTTCTGTTGCGAAGGAAATCCAAGCTACATCATTGACAACAGGATGCGCACGACGCTTACCAATGGTTTCTACGTCAAAAGCAAATGCTTCAACTTTGGAGTAATACTCAACAAATTCTTGAAGCTGCTCGTCTGTTGTAATTAGATTCATAATGCCCCTAGTTGGGGAGACCGTAAACAAAAGGGGGTACTGGAGATGTGGTTTACGGCCTCCCCGTAGTGTGAAACTATCCTACAGAAACTAGCTGTCTAGCAATCTGCTGGTGCTCCTCATAGGAAGCGACCTTGATAATGGAGGAGTCGTATCGGGGGGCGTTCTTAGCGACCTCCTCAATAGTCTCTGGGGATAGGTTCCACTCTTCTTGCAGGTCAGTGGGCTTCACACGGTCAAGGGTGAACGTGGTTGAAGGTCCCATGCCTGAGCGGGATACTGCCCAGTAGTACTTCGTAAGCGGACCACGACGTGGGTCGTCATTCGCTGCACGGAGCATACGGGCAAGGCTGGTTGGGGCAGTCAAAACCTGAACCTCTGGCGTATCTGCCGAAAGGTTAAGGATGTTGAAAGCAAACTTTGGGCGTGGCTTCAAGCCTGCTATCACAGTCAGTGGGTCATCTTCTCCAAGAGCCACGTATGACTTCTTGCCCTCTTTTTCTACCCAGTGCTGTTCGTAAACGGCAAATGGCTCGTTCTCTAGGAAACGAACAAGCTGTAGCTCTTCCGAGAAACGGAAGTCGGTGGGGTAATCACCAGACTTCTTCGGAGTGAGTACATCGGTTGCAGCGTCCCAGCCTGCCTGCACGGTGGTTCCGTGAGCTGCTGGAGCGTCTGGGGTGTCCTCAATGTAGAGGTCGTTTTCGTAGTCGCTTGCTGCGACTGCTGGATTTTGTATTGTCATGATTTCTTTCTTGAGGCTTGCGCTCTCATATGGATGTGAGGTCTTATGACTCTCGATTTTGTTTGGTAGCTTGTGACCATCTCTCCACCAAGGTGTAGGTCAGGTCACGAAGCTTGTTCCACTCTACACGTGCAGACCCAATAAGTCCACGACGCTCAAACTCTTCGATAGTTATTTCGATAAGTTCCCGTGTGTATACACGGTTACCACCAACTTTTTTACCGTTAAGTGATTTAGAGCGGAGGCGATAGGGAGCGATAGGAATGTAACCCTTCTTCTCCCACAGACGAACAGTAACAATCTCTTTTTCTAGTGCCTGTGCTAGCGCACCAATAGTAAAGAGTTCAGTTTCTATTCCATTCACAGTCTTTATGATTGGGTTTTCATCCCAACCATTGGAGCCTGTGAAAACTTTTTTACGCTGTTGTTCGGAACGCTCAGTTGGGTCTCGACGAGCATGGCGGGACCCTGGGGCTGTGTCTAGCCCCTCAAACGCACGAAGAATCTCATCTTCGCTTCGCATTCCTGGCATATTACTTCTTAGGAGTTCTCAGTGCCCAAACAACATTTACGGGGAACATCTCATCTAGTTCCTCTTCAGTTAGTTTACCATCGTAAAAAGCAGCCATTAGAGCGTCTTCATCAATTACTCGCACCATCTTGTAGACGTCTTCTCCAAGGCTGTGTGTCTCAATAATTTCTTCTGCTCTCGTTTCGTCTAACTTACGAGTGGCACGACGCTGCTTTTCTAGTCTGACAACACCGTCGATAGGAGCGTCAAACTCGTAGAGAACATTGCCCTTCTCATCTTCATAGCCATCCTCATCAAGGACAGCCATAAGCTGGTCACGCAATTCTTTCTGACGCTTATCAAGGGAATCAATAGTTTCCTTGAGACGAACAAATTCCCGTACCTGACTATTGAAGTCGTTCGGGTCGTAAAACTCACGAGGCTCTTCTGGAGCAACTCTCGCCATAGGTACCCTCCTAAATTAGTTTGTTAGTTAAAAAGTCTATAAGACTTCCAACCGTAAGGTCAACGCCACCCCGTGAGTTAATGTTGGTTCCATCCAAGATTGCCTCAGCAACATTTCCCTTCTGTCTTAACATATCATACTGGCGTTGTTCAATTGAATCTTTCATAAGAATGTCTTGAATCGTGATACTGGGCCATGTACTGGACGCACGATTGATACGACCGTTGCGCTGAACCGAGAGTCCTGAGGACCACGGCTGGTCGTAGTTGAGAAGGAGGTTTGCTTGGGGAAGGTCAACACCGTAGCCTCCTGCGTCTGAGCTGACCAAGACTCTAATGTCTTCTGTGGTTTGAAATGCAATCTTTGCCTCTTCCTTTTGTTTTGCATTCATTTGACCCGTATAACGAACTGCGTTATAGCCAGCAGCAGTTAGGCGGTCAACGATGACTCGAACAGAATCCAGGTATGACGCAAAAATAACTGCTTTGTATGACGGGTCTATATCTAAATGGTCTTTTATGTATGTAATAGTGGTGTCTAGCTTGGGCGATTGTTTAATCGTGTAAATCATGTCGCCCAAAGAGTGGGCGTACGCACTGCCTCCAGCGTCCATGTCAAATGCGGTAGCACTGTTTTGCAGCACAATTGGACTAGAACACAGCATTCTCATTGCTGTAATTCTTGACATAATTTGCCCCCGCAGCTCGTTCATTGGGTCGTCTGCTGAGAACTGTCCGTAGTGGGCTGCTAGGTTAAATGACGCACCAAAGGTTTCTCGGGCGTCTAGCAGCAGCTGCATAAGGTCAGATGCAATTACGTCATATACTCCCTTAGATTTTGTATCAAATGAAACCAAGATTGGTTCACGATAAATAGCGTCGGGTAGATACGGCTTTACATCTTCGTCTTTTTGAGACTTACGCACAGAGCACTTAGACAGGGTGCGATGAAGCACGTCTAGGTTTCTGTAGCGGTCTACGCCTCCCCAGTGATTGCGAACAATGAATGCTTTATCAAATAAATCAAAGCGTCCCAGTACCGTGGTATCTACAAACTGCATAATGCTGTAGATTTCTTCGGGTTTGCCGTTCTCTATAGGGGTGCCTGTTAAGGCGTACTTTATAGCTACAGTCTTAGCAAGCTCTTTGACCTTTTTAGCTCGCTTCGCCCTGAAGCCTTTGATGGCGGTCGCTTCGTCACAAATGATTGCATCAAACTCAGCAGTCTTAATAGTGTCCCAGTCATTTACTACCTGTTCATAATTCATTATTACGTAATCGTTATCGACCAGTTCAGCGTACTGTTTGACTCGCTGCACTTTTGTGCCATCAATTACTAATGATGAAGAGTCACTGAACTTAGTGATTTCTTTTTGCCACTGGTATTTTAAAGATGCTAAACAAAGTACAAGTACTGTTCTAGTCATCTTGCCTTGAGTGCGAAGCTCTTCAATGGCTGCAATCGTCATAGGGGTTTTCCCTAAGCCCATTTCATAAGCAACAAGGATGCGCTTTTGCGCAACCATCTTGTCTACTGCTTCAACCTGATATGGTTTCAGCGTTCCTAGAAACATAAGCTGACTCCCCCAGAATTGCGGACTTGGCGTTCAAAATCCCCCAACGAATTTCTTCGTCAGTCATTTCGCCTGGGTCCTTCTTGGTTGTGTCTCCATAGTTGAAGAAGAACAAATTTAACCCATATTTCCTTGCAAATGTGCGTAACTGCTCAGATGCTTTTCTTCCAGCAGTGTCAAGGTTGGGGTTGTCAAAGGCTGCAACTATTTTATCAGAACGTCGCAAAAGTTTTGCTTGAGCCTCACTTATAACAGCTCCACAGGTAGCAACAGCCCCTGTGTACCCCGCAGAGTGCATGCGCAAGCAATCTAGGGGTGACTCCACTACTATGGCCCCTTCTTCACGCTGGACTTGCACACCAAATAGTGTTTTAGATTTTTGTAGGCCCATTGGACGATTGTTAAAGGTTCTATCTACCGTGCCTTTTTCTTGCCACCCCATCAACTTGTTAGTGTCGGGTTCTCGCAAAGGGAGTATCCATGTGTGCGTATTTTTGTTCCACAGAACTCCGTAGTGCTCTGCTGCCTCTCTAGTTATGTTGCGAGCAGCGAGTGCTTCGTCTGTTGGCTCTGTATAAATTGCCAGACGAGCTTCCGACATTCCAATAGGCCGTGGAGGGGGAGCAACATACTCTGGCAGTTTGGTTAGCTTTTCTTTTAATTCTTCAATCGTTATTTCAGCTGCTCCAGCAATCCAAGAACGAGCAGAGTTGTAGTCGTATTCTGTGGTTTGCCAAAGTTGTACATAAAACTCTTTAATGTCACAGACCAGCTGTAGAATACCCCCTTTATAGCCACAAGAAAAACAAATGTGTTGCCCAGTCTCTAGGTGGATGTACCACGATGGGTTGTGGTCTACGTTTCCTGTGATTCTCTCGTGCATTGGGCATAGAGCTTGAGCGTTGTCGCCCCTCTCTGTGTAGTCAATGTCTAAAGCTTCAAGAACTCTCTCGATGTTATACAAAGGTAGACCCTCCCCACGGAGTGCAGTACGTGCAGTTTTCGTCTTCAATTTCATCGTGGAAGCAGCCCGTGTCCCACTTCCAAGTAATAGTAGTTTCGGAAGGTGGGCAATTCCTAGATTGAACAATCTTTAGAAGTCGCAACTCTTCGTCGTCTTCAATCGGTTCAAGACCCAAAATAACATCTGAATCTTGGAAGAACGAAGATGAGTAACCGATTGAGTCTGCAGTAACTTTGCCCCCACGCATTTTCCAGAGCAAGGTCTGAGTTGTAATTACGATAGGAATGTCTAGTTTTTGAGCTACTCTCTTTAGCCCACGGGTAATGTTCGTTAGTGCTTGCGGAGTATTTGACTCTCCAGTTACTTGGTCAAGCATCAGGTATACACCATCGACAAACATGATGTCGGGGTTCAGCTGCTCGCCTTTGGCAACTAAAGAATCAATAGTTAATCCGTTGACAGCATCTACTAGGTGAAACGGATGCTCGTCTTTCATGGTTTCTAGTAAATCGCTGTACCGCTGTTCTTCGGTAGCGTTTAGCTTTCCTCTTCGAAGACGGGCACTGGAGATGTGCGCTCGTATCGCATCGTGACGCTGTGACTGCTCACGGTTGCTCATCTCAAAAGACTGAAACATGGGAATCTTGCCTGCTTGATGTACGTTTATTGCCATCTTCAAGGCGATTTGAGATTTACCAGTTTTTGGAGGAGCAATAACAGTGATTAGCTGACCACCTTGTAACCCTGCGGTGGCTTCATCTATCTTTTCAAAGCCCGTTGGAACTCCCAGCAGTTCGTGGTTCTGCAAGCTCTCGTATTCATGAAATCGAATGTCAGGGTCTTTAGTCAAGTCTACGTGAGTAGTACCAATGACTCCTTGGGTGTTGACCACGGTTATGGTCTTGCTCATTTCGTTTAGAGCAGACTCGTGGTCATTCTTTTCGATTTTTTCGATAACAAGTTCAAGACCATTGCGAGTGAGTGTTCGTCTCCGAAACTCAACCATCTTGTCAAGTAGGTATTCAAGAGTGTCTTCAACTTTTAAACACTTGAAGTTAGGAAAATTATCGGTGACTGCGACAACTGTCGGAACCTCACGGTACGAGGCGTAGTGCTCACGCACAAACTTCCATACACGACGAAGCTCATCGTCTACAATCCAGCTGTCTTGAATGCCACGCTCAATGACAGGGATAATTACACGGTCAGCAATGACCTTGCTTACGAGCCTGTACTCGTTGTCGTGTGCCACGTACCCTCCTACAAGTTGTTTAGGTCAAGCCCCCAAGACCCATATCGTGCAACCCTATCAGATAAATCTATCACTGCTTTCAGATTGGTTCTGTATGGTAGCTCTCCAACTAAGTCTTGAAAAGTTGAGTATAGCTCAGCATAGTTAAACGGGTTTCCACCACGATTATCTAGGCGAGTCATAAGTTTATCTACGCTTTCCTGAGTCCAGCCGTCTGCTTCAAAAGCAGCCAGCTCTACAGCAAGTCCGTATTGAAATGAAGCGTTCCAGAGTCGAGATAACTGAGAGTTGTTTAGCGCAGTTATCTTGCGAGTTGCCCTAGCTTTGCCGAAAAGTGGCTTGACTTCGTCTACTTCTGATTGAACGGCTACGTCAATCGTCACAATGATTCGGGGCGGGGTCTCGTTAGAGATATCCCCGTTTCTCAATCTAAGACCTCTACCTTTGCGTAGTCGATAATGAACTGACGAAACATTTCAGAATCTGTCATGGCCATCTCAGCCAAGTCTTCGTCAACTTCTTGTGGAATCTTAATTGTGTAGTGACCGTTGTTGCCCTGCATGTGCTTCTTGACATACTTTACGTGATTGCATCGACTGAAGTTTAGGTAGCCCTTGCAGTTGCAGCGGACCTCTCTATTGTCAGCAGAGTTAACCTCAACTTCTGCTACATACTCTTTGGTCAAAAATAGCTGAACTGTTCTCCAGTCTGACTCCACAGTAAACTCTTTCATTAATTCCTCCTCAAATCCGTAGTCCCTATTATGACACGTTTAAACGCCTCATGTACGAAACTACCCATTGCATCTCCATATTTTCTAGCCCACTGTTCCCTCGGAGTATTCGTGGTAACAATTGTAGGTAGAGCCTTATCGTAACGAGACCGAAGTATCTCGTCAAATCCTGTTGTGTTGTATTCAGAACCATACTCTTTGCCAAGGTCATCTAACACCAACACTCTGACATTTAAGTGGTCTAGGGCAGAGCGTCCATGAAAACCGTCCATTTCCAGTTGAAGTTCTTTCTTCTGCTCTGGCTCTGCGTCGAACATAGACTTCTTTCTATTTAAGAAATCTGGAAAAGTCATGTAGTAAATAGGTCGAGCACTGCGGTTGTAATCCAAAGCGGAATACCCAAAAACTTTTCGCCCCTCTGCTTCGTTTTGAGGCAGACGTCTAATAAGTTCTAGCAAGGTTACAACTGCGTGTGTTGTCTTGCCTAACCCAGGGCCACCATCAAACAAAAGTCCTACACCAGTTTTTCCGATGCCTCCGACTGACTTTATAACCTTGCCATCTAAAACATCGTCTAGCCAAAACTCAATTTCTGGAGAGAACCCTCCTACACGCTGCTTTACATCTTCGGGCTTCATTCCAATAAAACGATTTGGAATGTTCCCCCCTGTTAGTATCCAGTGTCTCTGCAGGCTATTTAGCTGCTGAGTCATTTGCCCTCCTGAGTTTTTCCTCATAACGCATTAAGTCATACCGCCCTGGCATCGAGTTGTCAAATTTCGTTCCGTCAGAAGCATACACGAACTCAGGACCAGAGGCTGACATTGCGTGTTCCTCGGTGATGCTTAGGTCAGAATGTAGTCCAAGATTTTTTAGAGCTTCAGACAAATGGCTGGTGAAAAACTTTAGGAATCGTCCCTGTACATACTGAGGGTAGCTTCTTGCACTAGTTTTAAACCAGTTGTCCTCTAAAAACAATCGCATAACTTCCAGCTCAATAATTGGAGTCAGGTTGAACTGCTTCCTGTTTTTGCTGAGTATCTTTTGCAACTGCACGGTGTTGACTACGTTCATAGCCCCAGGGAGCTTGGCGTACACCTTAGAAGCAAACTCCGCAGCAACGTCTAAAGCAGTCCACTCTTCTTGAGGACGAAGGTTGCGGGTCTTAGAAGAACGCTTACTGACTTTCTCTGGTTTCTTGGAAGCTGGTACTTCATCATCGAATAAGCCAAAACCAGATAACTCGGCGTCATCATCTTGCCATCCTTTCAAAACAATCTCCTTCGTTCTCCTTTTATGTTCGGGCTCGAACATAAATAAAGACGTAGTCTTTATTTCTTTATTGTTATCTATATCATTACTATAGATATGGTCATGTGTTGACCCCACATTTTTGTGGGATGGTTCCACACTCTCTTCCACAGATTTGTGGGATGGTAAATCCACATTTTTGTGGGATGGTGAGAGTAGGAAATACTTGTTGTAATTGAACTTACCAAAGTTGCGCTTAGTACGCTCAACTTTTAGTAGCCCAACTTCTTCAAGCTTGCGGAGCGCACGCCGAACAGACTCTTCGCTGGATTGGGTGTTTCTAGCAAGCTCTTCCATAGTTGGAGTAGCAACGCCGTCTTTAGATAGCAGGCATAGAACGTCTAGAAGACGGTACTCACTTGCGGAGAGAGGAGTAAAGAACTTTTCTTCAGACGTGCACATAGCACGTCATCATAGTCGACGATTACCACCTGTGACTACGACAGGCCGATTAATTATCGACATAACTACTAGTGCCAAAAAACCAGCAGCTGGAGCAGTGACAACAAGGGCCAAACCATTAACTCCGAGTAGCCAACTAAACAATACCCCCAAGGGTATAGTCAACACTCTTTTAGTAATGCTAGTTGACCACCAACTAGCTGTGAGAGATGAGGCTAACTCTGTGACATAGCCTGTAGCCATGCCCGCAACAACAACTATTAGTAGAAGGTCCATAGCGGTATTCTACTATGGAAGAACCGAATATTCGAGTCCCGCATACGTTCTAATTCGATATGCCGTATTGATTGGCAAATATTCTTTTAGGTTTTCTTTCAACCGAATTAGCTTGCCGCCCTTATTTGGATAGATGTGTGAGGCTGAATCGTGAGCCGTACCTTCCCAGACAGCTCCATAAGCTACTGGGAAAGAACCATCGAAATAATCTGTGGGCAAATATGACTCTTCTACTTGGGCATCATCAAAGCTCATAGAACATCCCGCTGTATCTCCTACAACTGAAACATCAAGTCTCGTGGCGTTGCTACTGAGGTTTACAAATAACGTAGTGCTGTATCTTGCCCAACTATCAGTAAACAAAAAGTCTTCTGATGTCCGAGTATCCGTAACAGCACTGTCTACAGTGTCATATGCGTCTACTTTTAGATTCATTGTTTCTGGACGACATGCTCTAGGACTTCCTGAAAGAGACACTGTTTGGTCAGGAGCATCCACTGCATAAGAAACTTGGTTGCCACTAATTGCCGTTATTTCATGCTCACCATTAAGACTTGCGCTCACGTCATTGACTGAGATAGTGTCTCCAACTTGCCAAGCAGGACTTGCGGAAAGAGTTATGGTTGCAACGTTTGAAGCGACCGTCGCAGCAGTTACGGTAAGTCCTACCATCTTTGCGTAAATAGAGAACGTGTAATACTTACCCGTTGTAACAGCAGCTGTAGAAGCAGCAATAGAACTTTCAGCACCAGCATTAGCGACAATTGTCAGAACATCTCGGCTATCTACTGTCTCGTACGTAGAGCTGTCTGCGTCTACTGTCCAGTCACTAGTGTTTCCTGAATTAAAGGTGGGGTTAGTTAAAAAGTTTGTTTTACTTGGCTCTAAGAAAACTTCTACAGCACGAGCTTCGTCATAATCTGAGACAGAAGAATCAGCAAACTGTACTAAATCAAGATACGCAGTGCCTGTGTCATCGAACTCTAGATAAACACTGGCGTACACAGCGGGGTTATCGTCGGGGGCAACTGTTGCATTTGAAACCGCTGTGGTTGCTACGTTAAGTGCAGGTGTGTTTGGCTCTAAGTCATAGCTAACTGTTGTACTTGTTTTTGCAGTAACTGTAAAGACACCGTCTACTTCAGAATCTACACCTACTACTTCAATGTTGTCTCCAACCAAGAAAAGGTGTGCACTAGAGGTGGTGAGAGTAACTGTGTCACTCACAACTGCATACTGAGTTACTTCGTAAATTTCACCTGGGGCTGTAGCCGTAAAAGACTGTTGCGACCAAGACGTGGTGGCTGTTGAGGCGCTGGCAGCAGTCACGGTGGAAAGAAGGGTTCCCTTATAGTCATACCAACTAATACTTGGAGTCACATCGATAGTTCCAGTATCTGTTTTAATGTAATAACTAAACGTATACTCATTACTAAAGTCAACTGGAATACCCCGAGTTACAGGGTTCTAGTCTCCGTTTTTAAGTCCAGCTCCTGCTGTTGAAATCTCTGCACGAGCACAATACTGAAGGTCCATCGTGTTAGTTTCGGTGCTTGTAGTAACCGTAGGAATAGTTGTTTCTAGAGACAGCGTGCAATCGCCTGTTGGGTACCAGAATCCTGTGCTTTTATAGAACGTGCTGTCTGCAAGTCCCAGCATTAAATTTGGAGAGACAGTCAGCGTTGGAGCAAACCCCGTGAGGCTCTCCGCATAAGAAGCAACTGAATTAGCAGTTCCTTTGTACGCAAAAATATCAATACCCTCACGTACTAGTCGTTTCTTGTTTTTAACTGGCAAGTATGGGTCATAAGCAAATCCGAGTTCTTGCGCACCCAAATCAACTAGCGCAGGACCTAAAAATCTTCCAGACTCATCTGGCAAAATGTTGTCTGCAAGAGTTAGCAACTCATCAAGAGTGAATGAAAACGCAGACATAAATCTGTAAAGCTCTGAATCAGGGTCAACCACATCGAGAGGAGATTGTGTTCTAGATGTGTATACCCTAGGCAAGTAGTCCATCAATTTTTCTTGAGTAGAAATCAAGGATGTATTGCCTGGAACTGAAGATGCGTGAGGAGCTGGCACCACAGTGACCACTTCTCCAGTGTTAGTCCAAGTACCTGTGTCTTTAAGAGCCCAAATCGTATAATAAGCAAAGCGTCCGCTAACTAGGGGACTAGAAACCGCTTCTGGCTCATCGGTAAATGTAGTGATGCGTGGCTCACCCGACGTGTCAAGCCACTCCCAAAGAATAACTCCGTCTTCTTCTGTTTCTGAGTACCCATCTTGACTTCTTACAAGACGAAGACTTGTGTAGTCTCCCTCAGGCTGAGTCCAAGAAAGCTCTACAGAGTTGTATGTGGTAGCTGATGCTAAGAATGGGGCTACAGAGTACGCAAGACGAGGAGCCTCACCATATTTGTCTACTCCATATACTGCAACACTATAAATACCCATTTAAACCTCTTAAGCAGTTCCGCCGTCAACTACTCCGACAAACGCACCTGCGGCATTTACGCTACCAGTAACCGTTCCCGAAGAGTTCTGGAACTCAAGCAAGTTTGCGGTTTGACTAGCAGCGCCTTTAATAATGACGCCCTTAGTGCTTGCACTAGAGGGGACAACAGTAGACCCCCCTGTTGTGCTGACACGAGCAGTAACAGCGGTGTAAACACCTGCTTCAATGTTGCGCAATCTGAGGCGCAAAGAACCCCAGTTAGTTGTCGCAGAACTAAAGGTGTATGAACCCCAAGTATCGCTAGTCGCTACTCCACCCGCACCAAGCTGTGTTTCAATGGCAGTTACTTCGTCATAGACGCCGTTAACGTCTTCAGCAACGACTAGGTCCTGAAGGTTTACTTTAGCTACAAACGTCTTAATTGAAATGGGATAGGACGCAGCCATGTAATCTCCTAAGCTTCACTCTATTTTCGCCTGATATTGGCCTTTTTACTTGCTATGCGCCCTCTAGATTTGTCACTCTAGTCTGCAAATCAGTTACGTCTGATTGCAAACTAGACACCTGACCCTGCAAAGTAGACACGTCTGTTTCTAATGTGTTTACTGCATTTGCTAGGGCAATCAAAGTGTCTATTAATTGAAGGTGCAGTTTTCCACTAAATCCAGCTGATGTAACTATTGTTGCTGGGTAAGAGTCGCTTGGTAACGACCCCACATACATTCGAGACCCTGAAGTTTGAGGTTTTCCAAAAACTCCTAGCCATATAGGAAAGTCAATGTTTCCACCTTCAAACAGTACCCAAACACCCTGACCTACTTCGGGGAGTTTGTTCTGCACAATTTCATCTGTTACAGGCCAAGCCCACTCAGTAGGAGTAGCTGCCAGAAGTTGAGGAATTTGAATTTTCAAACGACCCTGATTGGCGGGGTCACGGTTACTATAAACCGTTCCTCTATAAACTCCTGAATAATCGGTGTGCACTACGGCCTCGATACTGTGACGCTGTATACCTTGACTGTGCTGTTGTCATTAGCAGTAACTACAATTGCAATGTTTGTGACCCCACCAGCAGGAGTGTCAATTGGAGTAGCAACTGCATTGCCATTAATTGTAATTTTTGCGTTTGTTTCCGTAGCTGCAGGTGTCAACGTAATCTGGTTAGTAGTTACGTTCAACAAGTTGTAGCTGTAGAAGCCACTGTTGAATGTTGGGCTAAGAGTTGTGCCTCCAGGCACTGTAAGCGAGGCAAGAGTCGCATCACTAGAAGCCGCTGCAATAGTAATTCCAGTTTCTTGGAATACAAAGATTTCGTCAGGGTCTCCAAGCAGAGACGTGATACCTACGGGCTGATTGGAGGCTCTTACAACAGAGGCCACTTGAACCCAACGAACCCCATCAACCTGTTTTAGAACAAACTCAATGTCTTCAGGAGTAATGTTTCTACCAAAGTCTAGGTTTGCATAATCAAACTCTGTCAATAGTGTGTTCTTTATTTCTTGTTCTACTACCGCTGCGTCATACTGTGGCAGCGTAGCGTAGGTCAGACTTACGTTCACTGGTACGTACGTTGGTGGAGAAACAGTTAGAGAGACACCAATTTGAGTCTTGTCAGTCATAAACTCCTGAACATCATCTCTTAGAGTTGTCCACTCACTAGTTACAACTGCTCCTGTGGCATTAAAGCCAGGGAAAGCATCAAGACTTCCTACGTTTCTTTGAGGTGCAACGTAAAGCGTTACAGACGTTGGAGATTCAGCCTCAGCCTTAGCCTTTCCAGCATTTGTAACTCCCAAAGCAAGCTCGGCATAATCAGCGAGGCTAACAGCCCTGTTAAATGCGCTCAATAGTTTGGGGGCGTTCTGCCTAATAGAGTCGTTGCTTTCTGGGTCAACACCACCAATACCAACAGTGGTGTTTGTAAGAGTTACCAACGCTGCAATGTCAGCTACCTCAGACTCAGTCTTGCCAGGAACGCTCAAGAAGTCAGTTACAAGTCCAGTAGCAATGTTTCCTACTTCTCCGCCTCCAACTGAGTACACAGCTTTAATACCTGCATAAATGTTTGGAATAGCACCAGAAACACCGTCACCAAAAACAACGCTAACAAAGTTATCTTCGTCAAGACGTAGTGAGTACACAGCATCTCTCGGACCATAATCTGCAAGGTGAATTACCTGCTCCCATGGCTCATACAAATCACCGTTTTGTACGTACACCACAATGGAACCCTCAACAACTTGGTTTTCAGCAAGCGTGTAAATCTGGTTTGGAGCACCGCTGGACGTTCCCAAAAATTCACCAGCAATGTCGTTCCCACCAGTAGAGAGGTTCTCAGCACGGAGAGAAACGTCCTCTCCATGGGTAGCAGAGACGGTTGCAGTTCCCGCAACACCTCCCACCAGCGCAGGAACAGTGACTTCTTCAGAAGTTGTAAAGATAAGCTGTTCTACAACATCATCACAAATAACCTCTGCCAAAAGCTGAGTGTTAGCAGGCAGCACAACAGCGGAGGTGTCTGTATTGGTGAACTGAATGGTTGTAACAGCTGAGCGATAGCCTGATGGCAAATATCCATAGATATTAGCTAGATTAATAATGTTTTTGCGCTGGGTTGCCGTAGGCAGATATGTTTCGTTTGCAATTCGGTCGATGTAATAGCTGACAATGTCACCCATGTAGGCAAACGCCTCAATGAGGGCCACACCAAAATCAGCGGGGTCTTCGCCCGTCCATTGCCTGTTAGCATCAACAACATTTACACGTGCTTTTACTCGTGCGATAAGCTCATCTCTTAACGAGTAGTAATCACGACTCGTATAGTCGACAGCTGTTGGAATGTTACTTACTTGAGCGACCATTACTGTAATACCTCACTAATTGGCTGGTCATTTGAAACTGTGGCTATTCCTATAGAAACAGTTGCTTCTTCTTCGTTAGGTAGTTCGTAGATGATGGTTGCAGTAATTACATCCACCCTAGAATCAAACTCCACGGAAACACTGTCTAAGGTTAAAAGTGGAAGATACGAAGTAAATGCTTGAGAAATCTCTTCTTCAATGCGAGTGCTCATGACTTCTTCTGTCTCAAACAGCGTACGAGGAATCTCGGTTCCAAAAGCTGGTCTCATGACCCGCTCTTGCACTGATGTTCCCACAACTGACCTAACACGGTCAGCCCAAATCTTTTCTTGATTAGTCGTAGAGGTAACGCCGCCAAAGTCACTTATGCCAAACGGCAGTGAAATAGTCATTTCAGAAATAGCCATTATTGACACCTACTCTTCTTAAATGGAGTTCCTAAGTACTTAGACTTCCAATTCGTAGGAGTACGGATTGCTCCTTGTATAGCTCCCGTTTGTTTGGAAGCAATAAGCGAATTGACGTCCACTTTATTTTCCAGAACAATTGTCTCAGCTGAGCTGTAGTTTGTTTGGTTCAACCTGACTTGAGCGTAAGTACCCCTAGAGTCTGTGGTGTAGGTTGCGTTTGAAAGTAATTGGTCAAAGTTTAATGTTCCCACACCCCTGGTATTAAGGTAGTTAGTTGTTCTCGAAGTATTTTGACCCGAATACGTTCCCCGTCTTTTTGCAGTTACTCGGTTTGGCCCCAAACCATCCGTAGCTGCAGTAATTTCAATTCCGTAGTGACCGCCTCGCCTAAAGACGTGCTTAGCAGTTCTAATTAGCCAGTAGCCGTCTGTTTCTTCTCCCGTTCCCTCAACATAAAGCATTTTAAAAGGAGAGATTCGAGGGTCACCTTGCCCAATCAATTTAGCTGGCAAGTTAAAACGAGAAAGATGTGCCTCAGCCACGGCGTTGTACTGGGCTGATGTTCTACTGTTTATTACACGGTCATACTGCTGGTCATTAAACAAAACGTCACTGGTGTTTTGCCTCATTGATGTTCCAGTTGTCTTAGGGCTAGAGCTGTAAAAATACTTTTTATTAGTAATTGGGTCTACACCACCAACTTGTTTTACTGTTCTATGAGAAAAACCGTCTTCCACATACTCTCCGCTCAAAACCTCGATAGAGTCCAGAGTTCTATCTAGTTGGTACTGAGACGTTGGGCGTGAAAATCCCCAAAACTGCATTAGAGGAACGTCCGTAGATGCTTCGTCTAAAACTTTATCTACTGGTTTAAATACCAGCGCCATTCCTTCGATGTACGCAAAATACCCAATGCGTTTTGCGGCTTTCTGAATCCACTCCCAATAGCTTTCTCCAGAAATAGACATCTGCGAGTATCTAAGCGGGTGATTTTCACCGACAAACTTAAATCCTTGTTCTTTTGCTAAAAGAGCAACGACCTCAGATATTGTTTTGTTTTTAAATACTCGTGGTTTGTTGTTTTTAAACTTAAACGATGCTCCCACGCAGTACATCTTTAGAGGGCGTTCTTGCTGTCCTGCAGTTTTCTTGGAAACAGTTGAAATGTAGCCAACCCATGACCTGCTTCTCGAACCTTGCTGCCACCAAAATTGAACAGGTATTCCTGTTTTTAATCTTTTAAACCAGTAATTACTAGTGCTGGCATATTCCACCACTAAAACATCGTGATGACCTTGCTTTTGAATTAGCTCTATAGAAAGAGGCTGTACAGACAGGTTTGGCAAAGTAGGAAATGACAGCCTGAATTGCGTGCCATTTCTAAACTTACCTACTGCTTTACTTGCCACTAGGAATCCTTAATACTGTTCCTGGGGCAATATCAAATGCGTTTCCAATTTCAGGATTAAAGTCCATGATTTTCCACCACAAATCCGCACTACCTAATAGACGATGTGCCAATAAATCAATGCGGTCACGGGTAGCCCACGTGTAGTAATAGAACTCGGAAGACGATGTGGGGATTTCTCGTGCAACAGCTAGGGAGTAGTTGTTTTTACGAGCGTCATAGGTCTTAATTAGCTGACCCTCTGCGTATCTACTGTCTGTATAAATCAT